TAAATTCGTTGGTACTTTAAACAGTGCTATGAAGATCTATGTTAACACATACGCTTCAAACGATACAGTGCTTGTTGGTTACAAAGGTTCATCAGAATCAGATGCGGCAGCTTTCTATTGCCCATACGTGCCTTTGATGTCTTCGGGCGTTGTTTTAGATCCAAATACTTTTGAACCAGTAGTTGGCTTTATGACACGTTATGGCTATGTAGAATTAAGCAACACTGCATCATCTCTTGGTAATGCAGCTGATTACTTAGAAAAAATCACAGTATCAAACTTATCATTCCAATAAGATTAAAACCTTAAAGGTATTATAATAAAAAAGCCCCGCAAGGGGCTTTTTTGTGACTCTACTTTCTAAACTTTTCTTTGTGTGCCTGCTCCATGTGTTTACGAGGCAAGTTTCTAACAGTACCCATTAAAATCGCAGCACGTCCAGTTTCAAAATTCGGATGCTTTACATGCCAATCTCTTTTACTTTCTGCACGTTCCAAACAATAACGCAAATCCCACTTAGTATCAAAATCTGTTTCTACTAAAAGTAATTTGTTAATGTCAATAATATCTAAACAATATTCGACGTACTTTACTGTAGCCTCTATCGAATTGTAATTAGTATCGCCTCCTCTAAAAACGGGCTTAATACCTTTATATTTTTTTACAAAGTAGTTCATACCTTCTCCTTTATAATAAGTTAGCATTATAACATCAATAATACACAAAGTCAATCATCTTCGTCTTCATCATCGTCATAATAACGTTCATCTATGTAACTTCCTGTCTTATCATAGTCTTGATAGTATGCTTCGTTTGGCGTCATGATACGGAACTTACCCGCATACTTCATAGCCGCTATAGTTACTTCGTACTTGTCTAATAAGTCGCATACAATAAAGCTACTACCACAGCCACCTACTATACGCTTAATAGGACTGTACTTAAATTCATCTGCTTGTAACGCTCGATGAAATTCACCACCGCCATTGGCAATAATGCGAGCATGTACTATTTTAGGGTGTGGTAAGTTACGGTCTAAAAATTTAAGTTTAGAGATAGAAGCATTGTTATCACTGTCGATAACAAGTTTACACTTTTTAAATTTTAAACTGCCTTTGGTATTTTCATTGTCTGGAGTTTCTTTAGTAGTCCAGGGTATTTCTGCTGATACATGATTTACATAAAATGTAACACCATGTGCTTTGAGAACCCACATAGGAATTGTTGGGTCTGTTAAGTGTCCTTTATTGAAATGGAACACTAAGTCTTTACATTGATATTCAATCTATAACATTTTAAATCTCCCTTAAAAAAGTATTTAGTTATGGTGCGTTAGGTGGGATTCAAACCCACTATCTTCGGCTTTAGAGACCGCTGCTAGTCGTATAGCTTCTAACGCAATATAGTTATTATAACATTAATACTATATAAAGTCAACCATTTAACTAAATACTACTGTTCACTCTTGAATGAGAGTTTATGCAGTTACCCACTGCGTAGGCGTTAGAACGCTAATTATATAAGGAGAAACAAATGGGACGTCCGTTAAATAAGAAATATTTTGGTAACAGAAATTTAGGAACAACAGGTACAGGTGATGATGGTTTAGGTGGCAAGATTGTTGCTAGTGTAACTGTTGGAACAGCAGGTACGTATACTACAAAACCAGTAATAACATTTTCAGCACCTGATTTAACAAGTGTTGGCGCAGTTACAGCAACATCAAGCCCGGCTCTTACACTTATGAAAGCAGTATCAGCAACAGTTACAGTAGCACAAACTACAACATCAGATGATTATGTAGTTGGTGATATCTTAACAGTAACATTAAGTACAGGTGTTTCGACATTTACAGTTGCAACACTTGATGTTGATGGCGGTGTTGCTACAGTTACAGTATTAGATGGTGGCACACACACTGGTGCATTATTAACAGGTGCTAAAGCAACAACTTCTAATTCAACATTAGGTCTTGGTTGTACTTTAACATTAACATACGGTGTTAAATCTATTGGAATTGTAAATTCAGGTAGTGGTTACACAAACGCTGCAGATGCAGCGCCAATTGTTACAGGTGCAAACACTGGTGTTGCAGCAGTTGCAACTTCAGTATTAAGTACATTCTCAGCTCCAGGTAACAGCGAGCCAGCAATTATTATTACTGCTTGGGTTCCTACAGTAAACGGTGGTAGTTCATCAGTAGTTGGTGACATCGTTGCGCAAAAAGGTTCACGTAGAATGAAAGTTGAAACAGCACAAGGTACAGGCGTTGTAACTTTAGTTGCAGCAGTAGTTGCAGCTGGTCAAGGTACAATTATTGCTACTGATGTTAATGGTAGTACATATTGGGTTACAAAATTAACAAGCCATAAAGCATTGTTAACACGTAAAACAATGAGCGGTTCATATGAATTTGCAACAGATGCAACTGCACAGTGGTCATTTGCTGCTGCTTCGACAGGTATTGTACAAATAGCTAACGCTTAATTGCAATAAAACTAAAATAGCATCTTCGGATGCTATTTTTTTGACTACACTATCTACAAGTAGCATAAATAATAGAAACTAGGATATTTAAATGGCCGCTGTTAAAAGACTTAACACCTCGTACACAATTGACACTACTGATGTTATCATCACAGGTAACTTAACGGTACAAGGTTCACAAACTGCAATTGAAACTACTAACACTACGTTAAAAGATAATATTATTGTTCTTAACGATGGCGAAGTTGGCGCCGGTGTAACATTAGGTACTGCTGGTATTGCTGTTGCTCGTGGGTCGTTGGCAAATGTTGCCCTACGCTGGAACGAAACAGTTGATAAATGGCAAACAACCAATGATGGGACAACATTTTCGAATTTAGTAGTATCATCAACTGGGTTATCTACTGTGTTAGATGATACTGCTCCGGCACTTGGCGGAAATCTAAACACAAATAGTCATACAATATTATCTAATGTTGGTAATATAAATTTTAGCGGTAATATACAAATCAATAATACTGCAATAGCACCGGGTGCAGTTACTAATGCAACTGTAATTTACGCATCAACCCCAAATGGTGGAAAGAGCGGAATCTATGTAGTAAATGGATCAGCAATAAATGAAGAATTAGTTACAAAAACTCGAGCTTTCGGGTTCTCATTAATATTATAGGATTAACACAATGGCAATATCTAACACAGTACTAACAACATCAATATCAAACGTTTATGTCAGCAGTGGAAATTCTGTTGTATCTGTTATGTATTTTTATAATAACAATGCATCAACTCGTGACTTCAGTCTATTCTTAGTTCCAAGCGGAACATCAACTATAGATAGCACAGTGCAAATTTATGGTAATGTACAAGTAACAGCATACGATACGTTTGTTATTGATTTAGAAAAATTAGTACTAGGCAACGGCGACACAATCAGAGCAAATGCCTCAGCAAACACTTCGGTAACAGCAAGTGTAAGTTACGTAGGAATTTAATATGGGACGTTTCCTTAAAAATTCGGTTACTAAATCGGGCACTACTGCAATTACATTTCCGAGAGGAACTAGTGCAGATCGTCCAACCGCGCCGCTTGATGGTGCGCATAGATACAATACATCGATTAATCGAGTGGAATTTTATGATGATGGTGTATGGCATATCCATGCTAAAGAAGATCCGGTAACTGTAGTAAAAAATACATTCGCTGGTGACAATTCCACATCAGATTTTACAATGAGTAATACATATACTCTCGGGCAAGAAGCACAAGTATTAGTTTATGTAAATACTGTTTGGCAAAATCCCGGTGTTAACTATATATTCAACGGATCAACTAACATTCACTTTACTAGTGTCCCTGGCACAGCAGCAGTTATTGTAGTTTTACATAACTATGCTACTACCACAACTACATGGCAAGATAACTAACTAAATATTAAAATAGGAGTTAGTTAATGGCAATAGGTCGCGTACCCGGAGCAGCACTGTTAGGAAATTTAGATAGACAAGGTCTTGATCTAGGATTCACAACAAACAGTGCGACGTTATTACAGTTAGATTTTACTAACTATTATCTCGGTGTCAACACAGCCACTCCTCAATATCCGTTAGATGTAGTTGGAAATGTTAGATTAGGCGCAATAACAATAGCCAACACAGCTATATCAAGTAGTTACGGTTTCATTGATTTTGGGTCTAATGCAAATGTAAAACTATCCGGTGGATTGTCAAATGAGATATTAGTTACTGATGGTTCCGGTAACCTACGCTGGGCAGAACTTTCTGAATTATCAGTAACTGGAATTTTAGGAAATAATGTACAATTAGGCGCAAATACAGCGGGTAAACTTTCAAGTAATGCAACAACATTAACATCAACAACTTCAGTAACAAATAGTATTGCGCAACTTAATGAAGTACTAGGTAAATTAGTACCGCCTGCACCACCTGCCTTTCCGAATAGTACAACATTAACTATTAATACATTGTCATCGTATCGTATGGCAAACTTTACACAAACAGACAACACAGCGAATACAAGAAATGTTGCTGGTGGTACAACTGTTTCTACGGTGCGTAGATCTGCAAGTTATACAACAAATACAATAACTGCTGCTGGCCCCGGTGATAGTGGTACTGTAACTGCCTTCTTAAATGGAGCAAGAGCTGGCAATGTTATAATGACAGGCAGTAGCAACGGAACTTATAGCAATTTAGTAATTTCAAACAATCAAGATTATCATAATGTAGTCGCTAATGTAGCGGCAAATTTCTGGTCTTCGTTTAATGTTAGTGCTGGCGGAAATGTACCAGCTGGATGGAATGATCTAAATATTAATCATACAGGTGCATCGGCAAGTACAAATACTGCGGCTTGGTATTATGATAGTAGTGCACCGGGTGCACCGAGCTTCTCATCACAAACTATTGCAGTTAATACTCCATCTCTAACATATTCTAGTACCGTACCGCATTACAATAGTAGCACTACATTTAACATAGGATTTAATATTGGCGCTTTAAGCGGAGATACATATCCAACAAGTGATACATTTGCTACAGGTACAGCCGGCGGAGCATTTACAGCACCAGCAAGCAAAACCTATGCACAGGCAAGTATAACTACACCGTTGGCACGTAATCTATATGTAAGTTCAGGCAATGCAGCAGTAGCAACTACTACGAACATTATTACAGGATTTGGTAGTAGTTCAATTGGTCCGAGCGTATCTGTAACTAATTCTTATTTAACTGGTACATGGACATTTGCTCCGGGTGCAACTATACTTTATAAAACCGGTACCAGTAATAATATAGAAGAAACAAATATATCAATAACAAGTGTTGGTACAGGGTCAGGTAATGCATATAGAATTGTAAATCCAGGAAGTACAGATACCCCGGCTTATACAGGTAACGAAGCAACATTTAACAGCCAAACAAGTACATTAGAAACATATGATGCTACAATTGTTGCCGGAGTATTAAAACATGATCAAACAAATTATTCAACTGGATACTTACCAGCCGGCCCAAATTTAAGTTCTGGCAGAAGTACAGCACAATACTTTACTATAAAATTTGTACGTAGTGTAGTGAGTAAATTTGACATAGTATATACAGGTACAGTAGCAGGTATGTGGGTAGCATTACCGGGTTCAACTATTGACGGAACATCGTCATTAAATGGCTGGTTAGATATGAGTACAGCATACGCAGGTGCAGGTGTACCAGGATTAAGTGGTAATGGCTCAAATGGTTGCGCACTAAGTGGCGCAGTACCATTGAATAGTTATATGGCAACTAGCAAATCGGTAACAGCAACGTTTGGTACAGTTAGCTCGAGTAGCACAGCAACAAACGAGATTTATGTAAGAATTAAATTAACAAGTGGACAAACAATAGGTTCATTGAATATAACAACGGCAACACATTAATATGGCGATAACAGACGCACAAAAGGTAGATTACTTATTTAAGAAACTTGGTTATGGCATAGCCAAGACAGATACCTCAACGGTTAAAAGTCCTAGTAATGAAAATATAGCAAGTCCAATAATTATTCGTGGTAACTCGATATGGGCGCAAAGCGATTCTGTTCCTGCAACTATTCCTACTAGCAATTCAAGTATAGTAACAGTTTATGCAGATGCATTAAGTTCAACAATTCAAGCAACAAACGATGGTACAGCAAGTACTAATAGAACATGGAATACGAACTTAACTGAATGGATTGATTCTAGTTTTGGTGCAACATATCAAGTCAAAGTTTACTTGGCTACTACAGGGTCTGCTACTCCCCAAACATCAGGAACACAATTATTTGCAGACGGGTCAGGAAATAATGACGAATGGTTCTTTGATTATACATCTGGAGTATTAAACTTTATTGGAACAAACTTGCCAAGTGGTTCATTCGCTGGTAAAAGTATCTTTATATCAGGTGCACGATATGTTGGAAACAAAGGACTAGAACATTTAGGCAATGTAGATTTTAGTGGTGCAATTACCGCATTAACAATTACTGAAAATACATATCGTGTATTAACTACTAATAGTAATATACAAATCACCGGTGATGTTATTGGTAGTGGAACATATTCTAATATTGCATTGACTCTAGTAGATAGCGGTGTTGTTGCAGGTATATACGGTTCTGCAGATGATGAAATTGTTGATCGTGTACCAAAAATAACCGTTGATAGTAAAGGTCGAATAACACATATTTCAAACGTAGCATTAACCCAGATCGGTAATGTTTCGTTTAATGATACAACTATTTCAACAACAAGTGGTATAACAGTAAATTCAGCAAACAACGGAAATATTACATTAAATGCACATGGTACAGGAATAGTAAAAATTAGTGGGAACGATGCTATTGCTATTCCGACTGGAAATACATCAGTCCGCCCATCTACTGTATCAACTGGTTATTTACGATATAATACAGATTTAGGTACTATAGAATTCTATAACGGAAATGAATGGGTAAACAATCAGACAGTGGCATCGATGACGTCACAAACAATTGTGCCCGATGGTATAACTAACGTATTTGCATTGTACGAAACAGCAACCACAAATGGTGTTTTAGTTAGTATCAATGGTACAATTCAACAGCCAACTACTGCCTACACAGTTAACGGGTCTGACATTACATTTACAGAAATTCCATTGCCTACAGATACCATTGAGGTAAGAGCAATGTCTCTTATCATTAACTCTGTAACTGCGATTTCAGATGGAACGACCAGGGCAGAAACAGATTCGGGTACTGGCGAAATCCGCTTTATCAATGCTGGTACAGAAAATATAAGCATTATACAAACTGGAGCAATAGTTACATCATCGCCGACAGTTAGTGTTCCTACTAGTGCAACACCGACTATAATTGATAGTTATGACAGCACAATTTATAGAACTGCTCGCTACACAATACAATCAACACGACTAACAAACTTCGAAAGTTATGAAGTAATGATTACTCATAACGGAACTTCTGCGTTTTACAAATTAATCAGTTCTGTTAATACAGGTACCAGTTTAGGTACCATGACTGCCGCAATTTCTGGCTCAACAATACAATTAAAATACACAGCATCGTATGCAAATACTAGCATACGCCTATCAAAAAATTACATCGTTTTATAACACTAGCTATATCCTTTTTTGGGCAATCTACTAAATACTTGTAACACATTCATGATTCAGCGGGGATATGGACCCGCATTTGTCATTGAGGGTTATTCGATTAAATTGGCCTAGGGGATATGGAACCGCCGCTACAATTCAGTCACAACGTAGTAGAATACAAATTATAATTATAATCTCGGAGTTTTAATAAGATGGCAAATTTAACCAGAATTAAAAATAACCAGATCTCGGACGCAACGATTCTTGCAAACACAAAAATCGCCCCGGGTTCTATCGTTGGGTCGCTATTTAATAGCAGCTTAACAATTGCCAGTGACATAACGGTCACAGGTAACTTAACAGTACAGGGCTCAAGTAGCTACATGACTGTTGCTTCAACAAACACATTTGTAAACGATCCATTAATTGTATTGAACAATGCATTTAGTGGTACTAATACATATGACATCGGTTTACTATTTAATCGTGGTGACCAAACAAATACTGCTTTAGTATGGAGTGAAGCAAATGATGCGTTTGAATTATCATACACTGCTTCAGCTGGATCAACTTATGGTGCACTTGGAAACAGTGGTTTCGCAGCACTTAATGTTGGAACTTTAGCAGTTACAGGTAATGAAACAATTAGTGGTACTTTAGGTGTTACTGGAGCAACTACATTAGCTGCTTTATCAGCTACTAATGTTACTGCAAGTGGTACTTTAGGTGTTACTGGTAATTCTACATTACATGCGGTTAGTGCAACTAATGTTACAGCAAGTGGTACATTAGAAGTTACTGGTGCAACTACTTTAGCTTCAACTTTAAGTGCAGGTGCTTCTACATTAGCAAGTGCAAGTGTTACTGGAAATGAAACAGTTGGTGGTACTTTAGCAGTTACTGGTGCAACTACTTTAGCAGCAGTTAGTGCAACTAATGTTGCGGCTAGTGGTACATTAAGTGCAGGCGCTTCTACTTTAGCTTCAGCAAGTATTACTGGAAATGAAACTGTTGGTGGTACTTTAGCAGTTACTGGCGCAACTACATTGGCTGGCTTAACAGCAGGTGTTTCTACATTAGCAAGTGCAAGTGTTACTGGAAATGAAACAGTTGGTGGTACTTTAGCAGTTACTGGTACAACTACTTTATCTGCGGCTTTAAGTGCAGGTGCAACTACATTAGCTTCAGCAAGTGTTACTGGAAATGAAACAGTTGGTGGTACATTAGATGTTACTGGTGATACTACATTAGCTGGCTTAACAGCAGGTGCAACAACAACAGCGGCATTATCAGCTACAAACGTTACAGCAAGTGGCAACGTAGCAGTTACAGGTACAACTACTTTGGCTTCTACGTTAAGTGCAGGTGCAACTACTTTGGCTTCTGCTTCTGTTACCGGTAATGAAACAGTTGGTGGTACATTAGGTGTTACTGGTGCAACTACTTTAGCAGGTTTAACAGCAGGTGCTTCTACATTAGCAAGTGCTTCTATTGTTAACAATGCAACAGTTGGCGGTGATTTCCAAGTTTGGGGTTCTTCATCTGTTGAAGATATCACTGTTGCTGGGGTAGCTACATTAGCAGCAGCCGCAGTAAGCAACTTAACAAGTGGTCGTGTTGTATTAGCAGGTGTAGCCGGTGAAATACAAGATAGTACAAACTTAACATTCAACGGTTCTACATTAGCAGTTACCGGTAATGCTACAGTTTCTGGTAATGAAACAGTTGGTGGTACTTTAGCAGTTACTGGTACAGCTAATCTTAATGGCTTAGTGGTTACTGGTAATAGTCTTACAACTATAGGTGGTTTAACAATTGATGCTGGTGAAGGTGATGTATCTGTAAATGCAAGACTTAGAGATGTTGCAGATCCAACTAGTTCACAAGATGCAGTTACACTATCATATTTAAATAATCAAATTTCAAGCGGTGTTACTGCTATAATGGCAGATAACAGCAAAGTTGAAGTATTAGATAATGGCGCTGACGCTGGGTCAATTGTTACTACAGTTGATGGTGTAGTTGTTTCTACTGCTACAGCAACAGAAACTACTTTAGCTTCATTAGCAGTTACAGGTAATGAAACAGTTGGTGGTACATTAGATGTTACTGGTGCAACTACTCTAGCTGGATTATCGGCTACTAATGTTACAGCAAGTGGTACTTTAGGTGTTACTGGACAAGTTACTGCATCAAGTACAGCACAAAGTACAAATACTACAACTGGTGCTATTATTACAGCTGGTGGTGTTGGTATTGCTAAAAACTTAAACGTTGGTGGAGATGTAGTTGTTTCGGGAAGTTTAACAGTTGATGGTACAGTTACATCAGTAAACAGTGCAACACTTGATGTTACTGATAAAAACATTACTATTGCTAAAGGTGCTACAAGTTCAGCATCTGCAAACGGTGCTGGATTAACTGTTGAAGGTGCAAATGCAACAATATTGTACTCACATGCAACAACAAGCTGGGATTTAAACAAAGATTTAGTTGGTCTATCAGCTGATTTAACTGGTACATTAGCTGTATCTAGCGATGCAACTGTTGGTGGTACTTTAGGTGTTACTGGTACAACAACATTCGGTGGATATGTTAATATCCAAGGCAATGCAAATGTTGACGGTGTATTTGATGTTGCTGGCGATACGGTATTAGGTTTATTAAATGCAGATGCTACATCAGTTGCTACATTAGAAGTTCGTTCTAATGCTACGGTTGCTGGTACTTTAGCAGTTACTGGAGCAATTACTTTAGCTTCAACATTAGGTGCAGGTGCAACTACATTAGCTTCATTAGCAGTTACAGGTAATGAAACAGTTGGTGGTACATTAGGTGTTACTGGTGCTACTACATTGGCTGCTTTATCGGCTACTAATGTTACAGCAAGCGGTACGTTAAGTGCAGGTGCTTCTACACTAGCTTCAGCAAGTGTTACAGGTAATGAAACAGTTGGTGGTACTTTAGGCGTTACTGGTGCAACTACTTTAGCTGGTTTAACAGCAGGTGCTTCGACATTAGCAAGTGCTACAATTACAGGCAACGAAACTGTTGGTGGTACTTTAGGTGTTACTGGTGCGGCTACGATGGCGGCAATTAGTGCAACTAATGTTACAGCAAGTGGTACTTTAAGTGCAGGTGCTTCTACTTTAGCTTCAGCAAGTATTACTGGAAATGAAACTGTTGGTGGTACTTTAGCAGTTACGGGCGCAACTACTTTAGCTTCAACATTAAGTGCTGGTGCAAGTACATTAGCTTCTGCTACAGTTACAGGTAATGAAACTGTTGGTGGTACTTTAGGTGTTACTGGTGCTACTACTTTAGCGGCAGTTAGTGCAACTAATGTTACAGCAAGCGGTACTTTAAGTGCAGGCGCTTCTACATTATTATCAGCAAGTGTTACAAATAACGCTACTGTTGGTGGTACATTGAATGCTGGTGCAACTACTTTAGCTTCTGCTACAGTTTCTGGAAATGAAACAGTTGGTGGTACATTAGGTGTTACTGGTGCTGCAAACTTTGATAGCTCTGTAGTTATTGCTGGTAACTTAACAGTTAACGGTACTGTAACTGCAATTCAATCACAAACATTAGATGTTACTGATTTGAATATTACTGTAGCTAAAGGTTCTGCAAATGGTGCTGCAGCTGATGGTGCTGGTTTAACAGTAGCAGGTGCTGGTGCAACAATTACTTACACAAACGCAACAGATACATGGAATCTAAACAAAGGTTTAGTTGGTACGTCAGCGGCATTAAGCGGTGCGTTAAGTGCAGGTGCAACTACTTTAGGTGCAACCACAACAACTACTCTTGGAGCAACAAACGTTACAGCAAGTGGTACTTTAGGTGTTACTGGCACAGCTACAATGGCGGCAGTTAATGCAACTAACGTTACAGCAAGTGGTACTTTAGGCGTTACTGGTGCAACTACTTTAGCTGGTTTAACAGCAGGTACAACTTCAGTTGGGGCTTTAACAGCAGGTGCTACTACAACAACAACTCTTGGTGCTACAAACGTTACGGCAAGTGGTACTTTAGGTGTTACTGGTGCTACTACAATGGCTGCTTTATCAGCAACTGATGTTACAGCAAGTGGTACATTAAGTGCAGGTGCTTCTACTTTAGCAAGTGCTACAGTTTCTGGAAATGAAACCGTTGGCGGTACGTTAGGTGTTACAGGTGCAACTACACTAGCTGGTTTAACAGCAGGTGCTTCTACTTTGGCTTCAGCAAGTGTTACTAATAACGCTACAGTTGGCGGTACTTTAGATGTTACAGGTGCAACTACACTAGCTAGTTTAACAGCAGGTGCAACTACAACAGCGGCTCTTGGTGCTACAAATGTTACTGCAAGTGGTACATTAGATGTTACTGGTGCAACTACTTTAGCTTCTACATTAGATGCAGGTGCTTCTACTTTAGCTTCAGCAAGTGTTACTAATAACGCTACAGTTGGTGGTACTTTAGGTGTTACTGGTACTTCTACTTTAGCGGCAGTTAGTGCAACAAATGTTACAGCAAGTGGTACTTTAGGTGTTACTGGTACTTCAACTTTAGCGGCAGTTAGTGCAACTAATGTTACAGCAAGTGGTACATTAGATGTTACTGGCAATGAAACAGTTGGTGGTACGTTAGATGTTAGCGGTTATACTACAATGGCTGGGTTAGATGCAGTTGCTACAACAGTGGATACATTAGAGGTGCGAACTAATGCTATTGTTATTGGTACATTAAGTGCTGGTGCAACTACTTTAGAATCTGCAGCAGTTACAAATAACGCTACTGTTGGTGGTACTTTAGGTGTTACTGGCGATGCTACTGTTGGTGGTTCTGTTCTTATTACTGGCGACTTAACAGTTAATGGTACAGTAACAGCAATTAACTCAGCAACATTAGACATTACTGATAAAAACATTACAGTGGCTAAAGGCGCAGAATCCGCGGCGACAGCTAACGGTGCTGGTTTAACAGTTGATGGTGCAAATGCAACAATTCTTTACACAAGCTCAACAGATACATTTAACTTTAACAAAGGTGTTGTAGCAACAACAGCAGCATTAAGTGGTACTTTAGATGTTACTGGTGCTACTACATTGGCTTCAACATTAAGTGCAGGTGCTTCTACTTTAGCAAGTGCTAGTGTTACAAATAACGCTACTGTTGGTGGTACATTAGGTGTTACTGGAGCAACTACATTAGCTGGTTTAACAGCAGGTGCAACTACAACAGCGGCGCTTAATGCAACTAATGTTACAGCAAGTGGTACTTTAGGTGTTACTGGTGCAACTACAATGGCTGCTTTATCAGCTACAAACGTTACAGCAAGTGGTACTTTAGCAGTTACAGGTAATGAAACTGTTGGTGGTACATTAGCAGTTACTGGTGCTACTACAACAGCGGCATTATCAGCAACTAATGTTACAGCAAGTGGTACTTTAGGTGTTACTGGTGCTACTACATTAGCTGGTTTAACAGCAGGTGCTACTACAACAACAACGCTTGGTGCTACAAACGTTACGGCAAGTGGTACTTTAGATGTTACTGGTGCAACTACATTAGCGGCAGTTAGTGCAACCGATGTTACAGCAAGTGGTACTTTGGCAGTTACAGGCAATGAAACAGTTGGCGGTACATTAGCAGTTACTGGTACAACTACAGCAGCGGCAATTAATGCAACTAATGTTACAGCAAGTGGTACTTTAGGTGTTACTGGTACTTCAACTTTAGCGGCAGTTAGTGCAACTAATGTTACAGCAAGTGGTACATTAAGTGCAGGTGCTTCTACTTTAGCTTCAGCAAGTGTTACTAATAACGCTACTGTTGGTGGTACTTTAGCAGTTACAGGTAATGTTACAGCAAGTGGTACTTTAGCAGTTACAGGTAATGAAACAGTTGGTGGTACTTTAGCAGTTACTGGTGCTTCTACTTTAGCTTCAGCAAGTATTACACACAATACAACAGTTGGTGGTACGTTAGGTGTTACTGGCGCAACTACAATGGCTGCTTTAACAGCAACTAACGTATCTGCTTTAGGAACATTAAGCGCAGCTGGTGATGCAACTTTAAGTGCTGATTTAGCAGTTACAGGTAATGAAACAGTTGGTGGTACTTTAGGTGTTACTGGTGCTTCTACTTTAGCTGGGTTAACAGCAGGTGCTTCTACTTTAGCTAGTGCTTCTATTGTTAATAATGCAACAGTTGGTGGTACTTTAGCAGTTACTGGTGCTTCTACATTACATGCGGTTGGTGCAACTAATGTTACAGCAAGTGGTACTTTAGCAGTTACTGGTGCTTCTACATTACATGCGGTTAGTGCAACTAACGTTACAGCAAGTGGTACTTTAGCAGTTACTGGTGCAGTTACTGGTTCAACAGCTACATTTAGCGGCAATGTTATTGCAGCAAACTTTACTACATCTGGTGATGCTTCATTGCAAAACTTCTTTGCTACAGGCGAGTCAACTATTGGTGGTACTTTAGCAGTTACTGGCGGAGTTACATTAGCAAGTACATTAACAGTATCGGGTGCAACTAGTTTAACTAGCAGTCTTGATGTTGCAAATGGTGTTACTGTTAATAGTAACCAAACAGCAAATGACTTTGTTGTTATGGGACAAGATGCAACTAGCTTAATATTAGCTGATTCTTCAATGAACAGTTTAGTGTTTGGCGGAAATGCAACAGTTGGTGTTGCTGGTGTTATTGCTAAATTTAACAGTACTGGTACAATTATGCTACCGGTTGGTGATATTGCACAACGTCCAAGTAACAGTGGATCAACTGACTTAGCTGGTATGGCACGTTTTAGTACTACATCTAATAACTTAGAGTTCTACAACGGTAGTTCATGGCAACAAACAGGTAGTTCATTCACTATTATTACAAGTAATTCGTTTGTTGGTGATGGTACAACTACAGTATTTGAAATGTCAACCGAAAGTACAACAGCAGGAACAATGGTAGCAATCAACGGTGTTATGCAATTACCGACGCTAGCTTACAGTGTAACTGGTACAACATTAACATTTACAGAAGCTCCGTCAGTTGGTGATTTGATTGATGCACGTGTATTAATTACAACAGCATCAGTATCAACATTGTCAAATGGTAACGGTTATGTACAAGTTAAAACAGCAGATGCGTTTGCTAATGTATATGCTGGTACAGGTGCGCAAACTTTACGTATTAGCACAAGTGCCGAAACTGGTACAACAACGTTTGAAAATGATGTTGTTATTAAAGGTAGCTTAACTGTATTAGGTGACACTGCTGGTAATATTAACATTGGTGATTCATCAAGTGACCACGTAACAGTTAATGCAAGTTCAGTAACATACACAAACGGTACTAAAATTGCTTACGATCAAACAGCAGTTACAGTTGGTACTAGTGCTACAGTTATTGATAGTTTTGCTAAAGCAACTTATCGCTCTGCAAAATACATTGTAACTATATCAAACAGCGGTACAGGTGAGTATGAAACTACTGAAGTGTTAGTATTACACAACGGTACAACAGCGCAACGTACACAGTTTGGTACTATGCATACTGGATCAGCAAGTTTAGGTTCTGTATCTGTAGCAGTTAATGGTGCAAATGTTGAATTAAGTTACACAGGTGTTGCAACAGGTAATGCGGTTAAATTACAATCATCATATATCAAGGTGTAAATTATGATTAAACTTAGTAAAATATATAGAAGTAGTTACACCGGTGAAGATATTGTAGTTGAGAGAAGCTACACCGACGGCGTTTGGCATGATACAACTGAAACGGTGCCAAACGCCGTCACTAACAACCAAATATCTAACCAAGCGGTTGTGATCGGTAACGGTCCTGGTCGCTTAGGTATTAACTTAGCTGCTATCAAAAATCACCGAGGCGGGTTGCTTGGTGCTAGAGCTCTTCAAAGCTACGGATGTAATGCTCTTTTTAGAGATTTTACTCCTGACTTTTTAGTTGCAACTGGCAATGATGTTGTTAAGGAAATTGCAAATGCAGGGTATACAACAGATAATATTGTATACACTGATGCTGTACATGCTTTAGAATATCCAGGTAAATTTTACTTGATACCGCATAATCCATATGCAGATGCCGGAACAGCGGCTGCATATATTGCTGCGTTTGATGGACATAAAAAAGTTTATCTAATTGGATTTGATGGCAATAATACAGAAGGTTATAATCATAATGTGTACGCAGGTACGCCCGGTTATCAACCAATTAACTCTACTGTAGATGCTAAGAAATGGGACGCAGCATTGGCAAGTTTATTTGCTACATACGATGATACTGAATTTATTCAAGTAACAGAGTTTGGTAATAACACAATTCCAGCTTCATGGTTAAGTTGTGTTAATTTTAGACAAATATCTATTAGAGAGTTTGTATTAGAAGTAGATTTGTAATAAGCACTAGGTAATATTAAAAAAGCACCGCAAGGTGCTTTTTTATTGGCTATAGGATTGATTCTAATGTTTTAATTTTTGCAACAACTTCTTTAAAATTAATAGTGCGCCAAACTCCAGGATGTAATGGTTTAGGATAGTCGCCTAATTCGACCCAACAATATCCTCTATGCTCGTGATTTAAGTCAGGAACAAATTCTTCTTTAACTGGTAATAAAAATGTATGATATGAGAAATTGTTTTTATCGCTAGTAAACTTTTCGATGGGTATTACTTTGGCAGTTGAAAAATCTACACCGAGCTCTTCTGTAAGCTCGCGGTGTAACGTTTCAAGTAACTGTTCACCAGCATCAATCTTGCCACCTGCTAGTCCCCATGTACCTGAATATTTGCTTGAATTACGTAATAGAAAAAGATATCGATGTGTTGTGACACAATAGATGAATGTGCCCACACCTTCGATTGATTTGCTTGATACCGATTCTTTTATTTTAGTTAACATATTACTATTATACTATATTAACTGATAAATGTCAACTAAAGAACTAATGTCCAGAGACCATTCTTATATTCACCTTCGAAGCTTTTCACCCACTGATTGAGATTCCATTTATACTGCGTCCCGGTATTCAAATTTGACACATATTGTAACACAGTTGCTGCTGAACTGTCAAACACTATAGTCCAATGTGTGCCATTAAATTCGATAATATCGTTTGCACCTGCTATTAAATCTGCATTATCTGAACCGCGCCACGCACCTGGGCCATCTAGCGCACTATTTGCACTGCTACCGATTGCATTTAATATAAGATAACGTGTACCGTTAACTGCACCTTGTGCTAATGCTACAGCAGTATTCTTACGTGGGTCAATAATAGCATCAATTGGATCTAATGTATTTGCAGGATATGTATCAATATCTGCATTGAATATTAACATACTATCATCAGTTGGGTGGTAGCTAACTGTACCAACAATCTCAGTAACTTCGTCGTTCGACATTAATCTAATCTGACTAATGCCATCAACTAACGCACCGTACACATTAACTAAATTGTGCCAATTATCACGGGTACCAATTTTAGTTGGTGTAGTTAATGTAGGCTCTCTTAATGTTTCTATATCTTGTATTTTAAGCAATGTAAGAGTATTGCCAATTAGTAATACACCATAATCCATAGGAGTATAATACATACGTGTGCCCATTAAATTGGCTTCAGTATAAGCGGCAGAATTCAAATCACCTTGCGCATCATGTATGCTTGCAATAATTTTTTGGATAACACCGAGCTTCTTAACTTTAGCCGGCGGACTAATCCAAATTGGCATTTTAAATGTTAACGTAGCAACATCAATTGGGTTTTCTGTACCAACTGGTATTGATCGGCTAGACCAGTTTGGACTATCTAAATAAACGACACTTAAACTTGTCCAGTCAATATAATTATCGGTACTTTGTATTTCTAATCCTGGGTTAAACAATGGTAATATCTGTTCAACTAATTGTAATTTTTGTTTTGTGTTGCTAGTCCATATATCTAACTTCAATTCTAATGTATAAGGAACAGGCATTATGCGCTCAACTGTAAATGCATTACCTTGTGTTTGTTCGTAAGTATCTGTATCGGCATCGTATTTACGTTGACGTATATTCAATTTATTAACATACGTTGGATTTTGCATACGATCTCTATCGTATGTTAGCCCACTAATGTATGTAGCCATTGCTGGAACAGTTTGCATAGTGTTTTCACTGTTGTTGGCTAAAATAGCTGCAACTTGTTTGCTACCATCTGCATAGTAAACTGGCACACGTTGTAGAGTTTTGTTGCCTGTGCGATCTTGTCCAAACTCAACTTCGTACCCGCTCATTATTCTAATGAATTGTATTACAAAACGTTCGATTTGTGCATCGTAAAAGAATTGACTGCTCATTAATTATCCGCCAAAGGTGAAAGTATGTCAGATAAACCCTGACGTTCCGGTGTTACTTTACTGTAAACCGTGTATTCTAGCATGTCGTTACTAGATAGTGTATTTGTGAGCGTAAATGACACATTTCCGGCAGTATTTGCTACGGTATTGGTAATATGTGTGCCATTTAGTGTAGTTTTTACGCCATGTGTGCTAACATACGCAATTTTCGTTACAACTGTCTTAGTTGACATATTAAATGATATTGTAGTTACATTAGCAGCCGGAGTATAAGGAGTAGCAACACGTATTGCGTCCCATCCTAAACTACCACTATATGTAGCGTTTATATTATTAACAAACCCACTACGTTGAGTTGTATTATCTATTCCAGGAGTTAAGTTTGTACGCACTGCATCCTCAATTTTAATCCAACGTTTAGCATCGTAGCGGAACAATCTATTTGGAACATAGTCTAAACGTAAATAGTAATCACCGACTGTCGGCGCCGCAGGAAATGCAATACCTGCACTAACTGGTAATCCATTTGGCGGCAATCCTGTGCTTGTTAAGTATCCTTCGACCTTAGCAGTAGAAGTAACTGCTACATTTGGTAAATTATTTGTATCTACAGGTAATGTATAAATGGTACTAGTATCGTATCCACTCAATGGAACTTCTGCTTCTGCACGTGCAATAATAGCATCATTGACAGCAGTGTATTTGTTATAGGTACTTAATAAATCACCGATTGGGGTATTGTTTGCATCACCACTGCTAATGTTCTGTGTAATGTCTTTATATTCTTGGCTGTCTACTAGTGGAGCAACTTTAACACGCCATAAATGAGGATACCATGTTTGACTGAATCCTTCTGCGGCACGAGTAGCATCTTGCACAACATAATAACGTTTTAGCGCACTGGGCAAATCATCATCTAATGGATAAAAGTCTTTTAAGTGCGGTAGTTCCATTACATCGCCTACTATAATCTTACGACCTAAGTTTTCGACCATGTCGTTTAAGTGAAAAACCATAAACATAGTATCACCAGTTAAGAACAACCCAAACTGACTTAAATCAAAATCGTTGTCATTCATACGATACACACTGCGTAAAGTATAAACACTAGTATCATACTTACGATCTCTATTCTCTAGGAATAATAGGTCTTGTATATTTTTCACACTTTCGTTAGCATAACTTGGCTGTGTTGCATCAGTATAGACAGAAACAGTAGCCCCCGACCCAACAATAGCAGTAGTGCTTGCCGATAGCGTAACGGTTGTGCTTGTTTTTGCAATAACAGTAGTATTAGCTGGAATATTAGTACCAGCAACAAACATACCTCTTGTTATTGCTGATGTGTTTGCAAATACTAATTCAGCTCCGGGAGCAGTTTGTGCGGCAGATGTAGTAACGCTCGTACCTTGTGCAAGTGGACCAAGATACTTATGAATGTTAATATCAACGCCACCAACAGTAAACATCTCACTGATTCGACGGTCAAAAAACTTATAATCGTTCCCTTTGGTAGGGCGGTACATGCTTAATCTTGGCATTGCGTAGTCCTGTATATCTAATATTTAGCTTAGATTGACATCGCAACAAATAGATGCTATACTAGCCTTATGAGTGAATTACAAACAAGTTTAGATTGGCCCGCTATGCAGACTGCTATGGAAGCACCTGCATATAAAATTAATAAGTTTAGCGGCGAACTACGACAAATGAGTGATAATATTGGTTACATGATTAAAGCACTAAGTATTGAAGAGATAGAGTGCAGACGGCAACAAAAGCAAACAAGAAAACATAAAGAACTTTTAGATAAGATAAATGAATACATTGCCGATTATGAACGCAACTTAACTTTTGCAGTATTATTGGCAGGTTGAGCTTGACAAATGAAGAAAATGGCTGTATAATGCTATATATAAACTGTTAACAAGGAAGAACAAATGGCTATTAAAATTGATGGTATGAAGAAAAAAGCTAAAACAGCAACACGTGACCCAATCTTTGCAGATGAAAAGAGTGTTGGTTCAGAGCCAGTATGGGATCCAGTACGTGCGTTAGAGTTTACAGATGAAGAATTTGACCATCACATGCGTATTAGCTTACGTTATTACAATTACTTCTACACAACTAAAGAACTTAAGAAATACTTAGTTGAGTGGGCACGTCAGCAAGCTGATGTAGCACATAAATTTGATAAAGCTACTATTGATAAATTTGCTAAAGCATCTGATAGCTTACTACCACTTACACCTTGCGCATTAGCTAAAGCACACAAACAGGGCATGCCACTGCACGAAAAACACGTTAACTACTTGGTTAGTTCGATTAAGAAAGTAGTTGATAACTTAGTTGACGAAGTAGAAGTTGCTGATCCAACTGCACCAGTTGTAGTTAAAGTAACAATCCAAGATCGACTTAACGAAATACTTAAAACACACATCTTGCACTTTGAAGAACTCGAGGATGCGCTTATTGAAGGCAAAACAGTTGACCCAAAAGCGTATGATTACTTAACAGGTAAAAACGTCCCACAAGGTATGTTAAGTAGAATTGCGGCAGTATTTGAAAAACGCCAAGACGAAATGAACGAAGCACGTGCTGGCAAAGATGAGCAACTGAATGAAGGTTACGCTCACTACAAAGCGGCAGACTACAAACGCTTTGATGCATTTTACACAAAACTGATTGCAGACTTAACAAGCTACGGTCAAGTTAAGAAAGCAACTAAGAAAGTAACAGTACGTAAGCCACCTGCTAAAGAGAAGTTAGTTGCTAAACTAAAATATCTTAAAGAAGAAAAGACTTTACGCTTAGTATCTGTTAATCCAGTTGACATAGTCGGGTGTGCTGAATTGTGGGTTTACAACGTTAAGACACGTAAACTTGGTAAGTATGTTGCAGAAGCAATGGGTGGTGCGCTTACTGTTAAAGGTACTGCTATTGTGGGATTTAGTGAAA